CTTGTTGTTTTCTTAATTCGTTCTCTGACATTTTTACAACGTGAATGACAGACTCTGCATCATCTAAACTAGTTGCTGTGTATGGCACAACTAATTCATCTGCAGGCACAAATTTAGATACGACTCTACCTAGTGGCACATCGTAATAAACTTTTTTAAATGTAGAACCTGCAAGTGGTAAATGAAATAACATAGAATCAAACTCTTCTTCGTATTCTTTCATTTGATCCATAATTAAATAATTCATGAAATCTTTTACACGACCAGCTTGTAACTCTACAGCTGGAGAACTGACTCCAACTATTTGTGTTCTGACTGGTCCATCAGCTGGTAGTAATTCTTTGTATGCTTGTGCTTGAAACTGTGTGACTGCTTCTGCTAATACTGGGTGTGTTGCACCACTAGCTCCTTGAAAAGGTTCTGTTCTGTTTTCATATTTAAATCCTAAAAGATCTAGACCTGATGTGTAAGAACTTTCCCAATCTTTTCTTGATGCTTTGTAGTCCATATAATTTTGCACCATGTCGTTACCAACTGGTTCTAAAACATCGTCAGGTAAAATGTCTGCTAAATTATCAAAGTGATTTTCTGTTCCAGGTATATTGATTGCACCTGGTTCAAAGTCTATAGTCGCTCCACCGTCTTCTTCAGGTATAACTTCTACGGGACCTTTTTCTACAACTTCTTCTTGAACGTCAACTTCCTCCTCGCCTGGTACTTTGACCTCGGTACGAGTGTTAGGGAGTCCTTTATCTATTTCTGCCATTTAATACTCCTATATTTTCTTACCACGTTTTAGTAGCCCTGACAACCCTTGTGAGTCTGGGTTCATGGATCGTAGCATAGCGCCTGATCTATCGCCCGCTTGTTTTGCAAGACCACCACCTGCAAAGCCTTTTATGTTTTTAATAAAATTTTCGTATTCTAGTTGTTGTAAATCTGGATCTTTTATATCAGCTATTCTATTTGCTTCTTGTGATATATTTTTACCAGCCGCAACACTTCCCTCTATGACTCCTCCCATGATACCAAGTGGTTGAGCGAATCTTGCAACTTTTAAAGCTGTTGGGACACTCATACCTAAATTTAATGCTCGTTGTGCTATTTTTTGTAGGGCTCTATTTTTCATTCCTTTGGTTGCACCAATTGTTCCTTTAACAAGTTCTGGTGCAAGAGCCGCTTCTGATGAAAGAAGAAGTCTGTCAAAGGGACTTGTAAAATCATATCCACCACTTGTGCCTGTTAAGAGACCTATTCCTGTAGGACCAAAAGCTCCCCCTATGATTCTGCCTGCTATATTTCTTCCTGTTTTAGTTCCAAGAGTTCCTGCAGCTGCCGCACCACCTGCAATTTTTTCTCCAGTTGTAAGTCCTGTTGCTTTTGTGCCATCATCAGCTGCTGCTGCAGTTGTAGCCAAAGTTGCTGTTACAGGTATTCCTAACTTAGTTGCCGTTCCAAATTCTAAAGAATCTTTTAATTCATTAATCTGTTCTCTTGGAAAACCAGCTTTACTATAAAATTTATCTATGTTGAATTTAGTTTGATCTAAAACATTTCTCTTATAAATTTGTTTTTGTTTATCAGATAAATCGTTAAAAAATTTTGCATTAGGGTTTATATCATTAGCAAGGCCAACTCTAAATGCAGGATTAATATTTGACATGTCAACAAACAAATTTTCTGATTTAAAAGTTTCTCCTTGTTTAGGAATATTAATATCTATTTTTGGTATTCTTTCTTCTTGTCCTTTAAAATACGAACCTTGGTATACTGTTGTTTTTTTAGTTCTTGGATTATAAAGAGTTGTTCCTTTTTTAGCTAAATTACTAACATCTGCTATGGCTTTAGAGTATAAAGCATTCATTTGACTTTTAATATCCTGTAATTCTTCCATTTCTTTTGGTCCTACTTTTTTATTGACTAACTTATTTAACCGTTTTAATAAATCATCGTGTTTGCTTTCATAACCTGTTGCCTCAAGAACTTTTTGATTAACAACTGGATCTTGAAAAGTTAATGTATTAAGTTTGTTAATATTAGAATTTTTTGTTAATTTTGGATATTTACCTGTAATTTTAATTGATAAAGGATGACCTACATCCTCCACGGCATTTTTTAAAAAAATATCTTCCTCTTTAGAAATATTTCTAACTCTAGTGTTAAAGTTAGCTATAAATTTTTTTAATTCAGGATCTAATTTAAGTTCATTTTCAAGTCTTGTTGACAAAGCAGACTTTTGTCCCTTAACTAATTTTTTTTCATATCCTTTTGTTACTTTATTTACTACATCTCCAAGTTTATATAATTTTTGTTGTCCTGTTCTTTGTTTTGTTGCCACTCCAAATCTTTTTAAATCACCTGTAATTCTATCTATAAATTTTTTTTCAGAGACATCAAAACCTAAAATATTACCTATATCTTTTGGAGAATAAAATTTATCTTTATCAAAATTTTTTATTTTATTTTTTAAATAATTTTTATCTTTTTTAACTAACGTTGTAGCCTCTGTATAAGGAATTACGTTTTCTGGTGTTGGTATTGTGGTTTTCATTTTAGCGCCTGCACCAACATCAGCGCCTTTTCTAGTTCCTGTTTTAGAAAATCTAACTCTATCAAAAATACCTTTTATTTTTTCTCTACTTTCTCCTATTGCAGCTGCTGCTTTTGAAAAAACTCCATCATGTTTTTTATTTGCATACTCTAAAAATGCATCCATAAATTTTTCTTTTTTTTCTATTTCCTCTTCATTTAATTTACGTCCAGGTCCTGCTTTTACTCCTTGACTATCAGCTTGCGCTAAAAGTTTTTTAACAAACCCTGCAGATTTAAAACCTATTCGTCCACCATCTGCTAGTTTATTACGAAAATTAAAATCCTCAAATATTTGTGTTAGTTTAGGTTCTCTTGGTTTATTTATATTTGATGCAGTTGTTATTTGATTAGTCTCAAAGTACTCACGCATACGTTTTTTATCTTCGCTATTTCTAACGAGATAGTTCATCATCTGTCCGTGACTTACAGGATCTGGCATTATTCTCCTAACATGTAAGCTAAACCACCTGATGCTTTTTTATCTCGAGCGATCTGTTCTACTATTTCTTGTTCTAATTCTTCTTTGCTAATGCTGCCTTCTCTAACAACTTCATCAGGGACACCGTCCTCGACATCTTTCATCTTACCATCTATGTCTGGTCTTGCAGTGTACTCTTCATACTCATCTGCAACTTTTCTACCTTTTGTTGTTTCATCAGCCATACCTGGTTTGTATGTCATAATAACTTCCTCTGATATTCCTGCTTCATCACCGCCTGGTATCATAGCCTCCTTAGTCTTTTTAATTTCAATCGCCCCTGTATCATAGTCTATGTCCATTTCGTAATCTTTATATCTAAAAAATTCTGATCTTTCTTTTGGACCAGCAAATTTTGTTCCTAATGCTCTGATTCTGTCTACAAGATTAAAAAAATATGGTGGAGCACCTTTTGCTGCTTCAACCGCTTTTTCTGCTACAGGTGCTGCAACCTCTGCACCTTTAAAAAATTTACCAAGAATAGGTAGAGCTGTAAGACCTCCCACCATTTTCATAAACGTTCTTCTGTCCATACCTTTTTTAAAACCAATACGTCCACCGTCTGCTCTTTTTTCTTTGGGATAAGTTGGCATTTTAACAGGAGGAACAGCTTTTGAATTTGGATCTGGTTTTATTTCAAAACCTTTATCAATTGGAATTTCATATTCAACACCATCTATGACAATAGTTCTTTTTTTAGGTTTTATAAAAAAACCTCTGTCACCCAAAGATAATGCTTCTAATCCATCTTTAAAACCAATACGTCCACCGTCTGCCATGTCTTCTGGATCTTTTCTTTTGTATCTTATAATAGCGTTGTACGCTCTGTCATAAAATTTTAGTCTTTCCTTTGTAGGTAGATCATCATAAACTTTTCCTGCATCCTCTGCTATAAATTCTGCTAACATATCCGCATCAGTTTTTGGATCACGAGACGGCCCACCTTGAAACATATCGTTTGCAACTTTATCGTCCATCATTTGCATTCTTAAATTTTGTACAGATCGTTCGTTTGATTTTTTTATGTTTGATACTATTTCTTCATCTGATTTTGCCTTTTTCACTTCTTCTTTGAAAGGTTTGCCAAAGTCACGTTTGATAACATTGCTGCCCATCATCTTATCCATGATACCTTTGAACCTAGGATCGTCTTGAGAGATAACTTCCATGCTGTCTTTTAAAGCCTTTTTTTCAAATGCCTTGATTTGATTTACAATACCCTCTAGTTGTTTTTCAGTTTTAATAGAGCTTGGATCTATACCAAATTCTGATAATTTTTCTGCTAGTTTTGCAGCTTCAAAATTTACAGCTTTATTATTTGCTATAACACCCTTTTGTCCAAAGAGTTGTTTAGCTACAAATTTTAAAAGAGCGTTCATTAATAATAATTCCTTTTACGAGTCTCTGCCTTTTCATCTACGTAATCTTCAGGGTGATCGATCAGACCGCCCTGTCTGAATCGCATTATGGCTTGGGTCGTAGAGTCCACCAAGTCATCATGATCACCATATGGGAATGCTGCGCATTCTTCTATGACTTCCTCAGCAAATTTTTGCTCAGGAGCCCATATCATACCAGATTCAAACAAAGGTGCAACCGCATTTACACGAGCGTGCTTGTCGTTTCCTTTCGATGGTGTAAAGTTTACAACTGGTATATCCATTCTTCTAAGCTCGTATGTCAAAGGTAATCCTGATGCTTTTGCCTCAATAATTACAGATTCAGGTTTCCAATACTCGTATTGTTCAAGGGCCAATCTACGTAACTCAGGGAACTCGTATCTACCTTTGATGGCATCTAACAATATAAGATTGGCCCCTTCATCCTCACTAG